AATTAGTCATACAGCATCTGGATCAGCTAACAGAACTATAACTGTTGCTCCAACTGGTGCTAATAGAGTTGAAGAAGATGGTGCTGTTGAACTTATCACTAATGGTGGATCAACAAATACATCAGCTATGGCTGTAACTCTTATTATTAGAAGATAATTACAAATTTTGTGGGGATCTTGTCTAGCGATACTTCCCCACAAATACTAATCAAATAAAAGGAAATAAATTATGCCAATGGGTAAAGGGACGTATGCTTCTAAAAAAGGAAGACCACCTAAAAAAAAAGGTAAAAAGAAAAAAAGTAAAAAAGTAAAAATGAGAAAATATTAATGCAAGGTAGAATGAAAGGTAAAGCTGTCTTAACAGCTAAACAAAAAACTTTACCAAAAAAACTTAAATTGAAGATTGTTAAATCTAAAATGAAGAAAAGAAAATAAAAGGAAAAACAAATTATGGCTTTTAATTATGCTTTAAGACCAAGTACAATACAAAAAATAACAATGGCTGGAACTGCTGCATCTATTGCATCATCTGCTTTTGGATCACAAACTGAATATGTAAGAATTTGTGCTGCAACAGATTTTCATATCATCTTTGCTACTGCACCAACTGCTACTGCTAATCATATTTTTATACCAGCAGATCAACCAGAAATTTTTAAAGTTTCTCCAGGTGAAAAAGTAGCTGCTTTAGGTGGAAATAATGCTGTTATTTCTATTACTGAAATGGGTGCGTAGTGGCAAAGCAAAAGTTCAATACTTTTACTCCAAGAGATAAGCCACCCAAAAGAGGTGCTGGTCAACATAAAAAATCACTCTCAAAACATGAGAAAAGACAAAAAAATACTAATCGTTATTTAGGGCAAGGTCGTTAATGAGAAAAATTGGTCAAGAGTCTGATGGTATTAAAAATAATACTTATTATGATAATGATAAAGAGGGTGTTTTAGTTAAAACATCAACTGACATAGCTCCAATTATTAAAACTAATAAAGAGCTTTACACTAGGAATGATGGTTACTCTCCAGGTAAAGACTTTAAAAGAATAGCATCTGTTCCTACAATAATTTTAGAAATTTGGACAAAAGAATATAACAACAGTCAAGATGGTAATTGGTTTAAATTACCTAAGGATGTTCAACACAAAATATTAAGAGAAAAACTAAATAGTTCTGATTTTAGATATTTTAGAACTGCACCAGGAAAAATTTAATGGCACTAACTACATACACAGAATTAAAAGCATCACTTGCTAACTGGTTAAACAGATCAGATTTAACAACAGAGATAGCTGATGACTTTATTAAATTAGCAGAAGCTGATTTTAACTCTAAATTAAGAGTTAGATCAATGATAGATCAAGTTAGTATAACTGTAGATGCTGAAACTGTTGCCTTACCGACTGACTTTTTACAAATTAGGGATTTTTATATTTTAGCTGGTCAAACAAAAACTCCATTGGTTTATTCAACACCAGCAACAATGGATGCAACAAGTGGCACATCAACAACTGGCAGACCAAGTACATTTACAATTTTAGGAGATACAATTAGATTCTCTCCAAAACCAGATGCAACTTACACAGCTAAAATGAATTATTTTAAAAAATTCCCAGCTTTAACTTCATCAGTTGCAACAAATTATATTCTAAAATCTCACCCAGCAATTTATTTATATGGATCATTGTTTCATGCAGCAAACTTTTTAGGTGGTATCAATCCACAACAAGTCCAAGTTTGGCAACAAATGTTTGGAACTGCTATGGAACGACTTGAGTTAAACGATAGAGAAGATGAATACAATGGAAGTCCTTTACAAGTAAGAACTACAACATCAGTAGCTTCTCCATTTGTTTCAATTTCTTAACAACAGGAAAAAAAAATAATGCAATTACCTTTTGGCGAATGGTTACCAGATCAACCATCACATTTAAATCCTGGTGCAACTGTAGCGACTAACGTCTACCATGCTGCTACAAGTTATAAGCCTGTAAAAGGTTTAGTACCTTATAGTGGTACATCAACTGTTTTACAAAATGCTAAAGGAGCAAAAAGTTTTAGAAATAATGAAAACACAGTTTTTACTTTTGTAGGAACAGCAGATACAATTTACCAATTAGCTGGTGGAGCATTTATAGATAAAGGTGCTAGTGGATTATTTTTAAATACTGCAAAAGCAAAATGCACAATTACAGTTTCTGATTATGCAAATATTGGAGCTAACAAAACTATTACATTAAAAAAAAATAATGGTTCAACTATTGTTTTTACATCAGTTACAGGAACTGCCAGTACAAATCAATTTCAAGTACAAACAAATAATAATACTACTGCAACAAATTTAAAAAATAGTATTAATGGTCATGCTGATTTTACAGCAACAGTATCAAGTGCAGTTGTTACAGTCACAAGGGCAACGGTAGGTAGATTAAATTTAACTAATGTTTCATCTGATACTGTAAAATTAACAACAACAAATTTTATTGGTGGCACACCTTTATCAGGAACTGCTACTGATTATATAACTTTTACTCAATTTGGAAGTTATGTTATTGCATCAAATGGTGTAGATGCACCTCAATATTTTTTAATGGGAACTTCAACAGGTTTTGTTGATTTACAAACTTTAGCAACTGCATCAGGATCAGGAACAGTACCCTCTAAGTTTAGAGTTTCAGGTGTGATAAGAGATTTCTTAGTAACTGGTAATATTGAAAATGCAAAAAACAGATTAGCTTGGTCAGGTATTAATGATATTTCTACTTGGGAAGCTGGTGTTAGTTCATCAGATACTCAAGACTTGCCTGGCTCTGGTGGTCAAATAGTTGCAATAACTTCTGGTGAGGTTGGATATATTTTTAGAGAAGATTCAATTTTAAGAATGGATTTTGTTGGTGGAAACGTAGTATTCCGTTTCTCAGTTTTGAGTCCAAATAGAGGAGCTGTTTATGGACAAACAGTTTGCCAGGACAACAGACAGGTCTTTTTTTATTCCTCAGATGGATTTTTTCAAATCAATGGAGATCAGATACTTCCTATTGGATCTGAAAAAGTTAATAGATTTTTTGAAAGTGATTTAAACAAAGCATACACAGATAGAATTACAGCAGCAGTAGATCCATTTAATACTTTAGCGATTTGGTTATATCCAAGTAAGGATAATCCAAATGTTACTGGTATTTGTGATAAACTTTTGATATACAATTATGTAACTCAGAAATGGTCAATTGCTAAAGTTAAAGCATCACAAATATTTCAACAATTTATTGTAGCTAACACAGTTGAGCTTATGGATATTATAAGTTCTAACATAGATGATATTAATATTTCACTTGATACAAGGTTCTGGGAAACTGGGCATTTGTATTTAGGTGCAGTTGATGAGAATTTTAAAGCAGCTATTTTTTCTGGAAAAAATTTAGAAGCTGAACTTGAAACTAAAGAAACAGAATTGTTTCCAGGTTTAAGAGCAAACATAACAAGTGTTAGACCAATTGTAGATGCAAGTGCAAATGTAATTATTAAGACTAGAGATAAATTAGCAGATGCAGTTACATCATCACCATCAAGTTCAATGAACGCAAGTGGTATAAATCCAGTAAGAAAATCTGGTAGATATTTTAGAGCTAATGTTAAAATTCCAGCAGCAAGTCTTTGGACTAATGCACAAGGAATAGATTTAAAAGCAGTACCAGGTGGGGATAGATAGTGTCAGATAAAATAGATATAGATAACATTAGATATTCATTTGACACAAAAGAACTTTTTCAAAGACAAGTTGAAGAAGCAGTAAATACATTAATTAACAAAAATAATACTGAAAGCGATAAGGCTTTTAGTTGGTTTATGAATTAGGAGCTAAAAAATTATGAGCAGCAATATAAAAGATTATTCGACAACACAAGCAAGTAACATTGATTTAAATGGAATTGATACTAATGAGGGTATGCTTCCATCAAATTTAAATAATGCGTTGAGAGCTTTGATGAAGAATACTAGAGATTGGTACAATGACTCACAATACGTTCAGTATGGTGATGGCTCTGGTGCTGCAACTATTGCTTATGCTTCTGGTACAACTTTTACAATTGCTGGAGTTGATGTAAGAACTATTTATACAGTTAATAGAAGAATTAAAGTTATAGCAGCTACACCTGGAACTATTTATGGAACAATTTCTGCTGTTGCTTTTTCAACTAACACAACAGTTACAGTAGTTTGGGATAGTGGCTCACTATCAAGTGAAGCAATTGATGTTTATTTAGCTGCCTTAACTGTTGACTCTATACCTAAAGGAATCCCAGCTACAAAAATTAATACTGGTGTTGTATCTAATGCTGAATTTAATTATTTAGATGGAGTATCAAGTGCAATCCAAACTCAGTTAAATGCAAAAAATGCTACTATAACTGGATCAGCTACAACGATTGATACAGAAAGTTTAACTGCTAACAGAGCAGTAATATCTAATGGCTCACAAAAAATTGCAGTATCAGATGTAACTTCAACAGAGTTAAGTTATCTTGATGGTGTAAGTTCAAATGTTCAAACACAACTTAATGCTAAAAATGCTACCATTACTGGGGCAGCAACTACTATTGATACAGAAGATTTAACAGCTTCAAGAGCTTTAACATCAAACGGATCAGGTAAAGTAGAAGTTAGTGCAGTTACATCAACTGAACTAGGTTATTTAGATGGAGTATCAAGTGCAATCCAAACTCAAATTAATGCTAAACAAGCTAATGATGCAGACTTAACTGCAATTGGTGCTTTAGCAAAAACAGATGGTAATTTAATTGTTGGTAATGGATCAACTTGGGTAGCCGAAAGTGGAGCTACTGCTAGAACTTCTTTAGGACTAGGATCAATTGCAACACAAGCAGCAAACAATGTTTCAATATCTGGTGGATCAGTTACAGGATTAGGTGAACCATCAAATAATTCAGACGCATCTACTAAATCTTATGTTGACCAAGCAGTTGCTGGTTTAAGAACTAGAGTTATTGCAGAATGTGCTACAACAGGAAATGTTAATTTATCAAATGCACTAGAAGCTGGTGATGCAATAGATGGTATAACTTTAGTTGCTGGAGATAGAGTTTTAGTCAAAAATCAAAGTACAGCTACAGCAAATGGTTTATATATTGCAGTAGCATCAGGTGCTGGTGCAGCATCAAGAGATCCAGAGCATGACACTATTGCCGAACTATCAGGTGGTATGATTGTAGTTAATCAAGGTTCTGTAAATGATAATAAAATATTTTTATGTACGACAGATAGTAATGGATCTTTAGGATCTACAAGTATTACTTATACTGTAATTACTCCAAGTAATACTGGAACAGTAACAAGTATCGCAACTGGTACAGGAATCAATGGTGGAACTATTACAGCTTCAGGAACAATTTCAATAGATAATACTGTTGCTACACTTGCTGGAACACAAACTTTAACAAATAAAACCTTAACTTCACCAAAAGTTAATGAAAATGTAGCAGTAACTTCAACTGCAACAGAATTAAATATATTAGATGGTGTTACATCAACTACTGCTGAACTAAATATATTAGATGGTGTTACATCTACTACAGCAGAATTAAACATATTAGATGGAGTAACTTCTACAGCAGCAGAAATAAATTTACTTGATGCAGTAGCTAGAGGTAAAATAATTTATGGTAATGCTAGTGGAGCTTCTGCTCTTTTAGCACCAGGTTCAAATGGAACAATATTAACTTCAGATGGTACAGATATATCTTGGGGTTCTGCTGGTGGTGGAGTAACTTTTAAAGAAGGTGGAACAAATTTTGTAGGAAGTTTATTAGTAGGTACTGATGGCACAGGGACTTTAAATGCAGCTTCTTGTAATACTGGAGTTGGATTTGAAGTATTTGATGATTTAACAAGTGGTGATGAGAATACAGCAGTTGGTCATAAGGCATTAACTAAATTAACTACTGGCTCAGATAATACAGCGATTGGAAGAAATTCTGGAGCTGCTATTACAACAGGTTTATGCAATACAGCAGTTGGAAATGATTCTTTAGAAAAAACTACAAGTGGTTGTTTTAATGTAGCTATTGGAAAAACTACAATGAAAGAAAATACTACAGGTGATAATAATACAGCTGTAGGTAAAGATGCTTTATTTGAAAATACAACAGCTAATAATAATACAGCTGTTGGTTTTGAATCTTTAAATAAAAATACAACAGGTGCAGACAACGCAGCAGTTGGATACAGAGCCTTATGTGCTAATACAACAGCAACACAAAATAATGCTTTTGGTTATGAATCTTTGAGAGCTAACACAACAGGTGCTTCTAATACAGCAATGGGTTTTCAAGCCTTAACAACTAACACAACAGCAGCTAATAACACAGCAGTGGGTGTAGAAGCTCTAAAAGATAATACTACAGGAACAGTAAACACTGCAATGGGAAGACAATCTTTACAAAATAATACAACAGCTTCAGGCAACACAGCTTATGGACATAACACTCTTAATACAGTTACAACAAGTGGGTGTAATACAGCAGTAGGTGGTAGTGCATTATTTAATAACACAGGTGCTAATAATACAGCAGTAGGTCATTCTGCATTAGTAGATAACACATCAGGAACTAAAAACGTAGCAGTTGGTGTTGGTGCTTTAGATGCTAATACAACAGCTAGTAATAACGTAGCAGTTGGTTTTGATGCTATGACAACTAATATAACAGGTTGTCGAAATTCTGCTTTTGGAGAAAGCACTTTAAGATTAAATACAACAGGAGATAATAATGTCGCCGTAGGTGCTTTTGCAATGGACGCAAATACCACAGCTGATGATAATACTGCTGTAGGTAGAACATCAATGGAATTAAACACAACAGGTTCTTGTAATGTAGCTGTTGGAAAAGATGCTTTAGCAAATAATACAACAGCAGCTAATAATGTAGCTGTAGGTTTTCAAGCTTTATTAATTAACACAACAGGTACTGGTAATGTAGGAATTGGAAGATATTCTTTAAAACAAAATACTACAGCTGGTGGTAATACAGCAATAGGTATAAATGCAATTTTAACAAATACAACAGGCTCTGCTTTAGTAGGTATAGGTGGAAATGCTATGTATGCTAACACAACAGGTGCAGATAATACAACTGTTGGACATAGTTCTTTAGAATCAAATACAACAGGTGCTGGTAATACAGCACTTGGAAAATCTGCTTTAGCAGCTAACACAACAGGATGTTGTAATGTAGCAATTGGTTGTGATACTTTAGGTGCTAATACCACAGCAAATTTTATTACAGCCGTAGGTGCTAGAGCATTGCAATCAAATACAACTGGAGCAACTAACACAGCAGTTGGATATGTATCTTTAAGAACTAACACAACAGGTGCAGATAATACAGCTGTTGGTTATTCTTCTTTAGGTTCAAACTCAACAGGTGCAAGTAATACAGCAGTTGGCAGAAATGCTTTAGTGTCAAATACAACAGGTGCATCAAATGTAGCAGTAGGAAAAAGTGCTTTAGCAGCTAACACAACAGCACCAAATAACACAGCAGTAGGTTTTGAAAGTTTAGCAGCTAACACAACAGGTACTTACAATGTAGCAGTTGGTAAAGGTGCTTTAGAAAGAAATACAACAGCTGTTTCAAATACAGCGATAGGTTTCTGTGCTATGACAACAACTACAACAGGTGGTGATAATACTGCTGTAGGTGAATGTGCTTTGAAAGCACACACAACAGGTGTTGAGAATACAGCAGTTGGTCGTAGAGCTTTAACAGATAACACAACAGGTGGACAAAATACAGCATTTGGACATTTAGCTTTACAAAATAATACAACAGCTTCAAACAACACAGCAGTTGGACATTTAGCTTTAGAAGATTGCACAACAGGTGCTAACAATGTTGCTGTTGGTAGGTCTGCTGGTCTACAACTTACAACAGGTACACAAAATGTATTAGTGGGTAATTATACTGGAGATGGTATTACTACTGGTTCAAGAAATATGCTTTTCGGTTCAGGTGCTGACGCAAGTGCAGTTAATGGTACAGATCAATCTGCAATTGGAAATGATGTAATTGGAAAAGGTAATGACACATTTACTACTGGTGGTGGTAATGGTGTATTTAATCACAATAATACTACAGCATGGCAACAAACATCTGATAAAAGAATTAAAAAAAACATTGTTAATAACAACATAGGTTTAGAAAAAATAGCACAAATACAAGTTAAAAACTTTGAGTACAGAACATTAGATGAAATTACAGATTTTGGTGAAAGTAAAAAAGCAGCCGTTGTTAATGTTAAAGGTGTTCAAATAGGTGCTATTGCACAGGAGATTGAAAAGGTTTTACCAGAATTAGTTATCACTCAATCTACTGGTGTTAAAACAGTTAATCCAGATAAATTAACTTGGTATTTAATTAATGCAATCAAAGAATTAAAAACAGAAATAGACGAACTAAAAAACAAATAATCTATGTTAAATACATATGTCGTAGAAGGCGGAGTAGGTAAATGTGCTACGTTTAGTGCATTGATACCTAAGTTAAAAGAGAAAGCAGATGTGCAAATATACACACCTTACATAGGTTGTTTTGCCAGTAACCCAGATGT